ACGAACTCAACATGGTTCGTGGTCTTGGCACGACCGCCGATGATGGAACTCAGAGGGGTGCGGGTGTTGCCCTTGTTAAAGAGCATACCGGAGTAATTGAGTACCCCGAAACTCATAGCAAACTGATCTGCCATAGTAAAAACTCTCCTTTACTCTTTTTTCGCCTGCGCTTCCGCTTCGGCTTGCAGGCGGGTGTAGTAAGCAACGGCGGCGAAATCACCGTTTGTCCGTGCTTCCTCGATTTTCTTGGCGTAATCCATCTCGCCAGTACCGCCACCGGCACCGGGAGTGGGCTTGGGGGTCTTTTTCAGAGCGTCAGCCTTGACCTGTTTTGCATACTCGTCAAGGAACTTCTGCTGGTTGGCAAACACCTTGGCAGAGTCACCATCAGCCATCGCCTTTGCGGTATCCTCAGCAAGAACCTCGTCATAGCCCTGAGCAATGAACTTGGCCTTAAACTCGGAAACACGCTTGGCTTCCCGCAGCTCGGAAAGCTCCTTCTCCATGTTGGCGAACTTTTCCTCCTGCTCCTGCTTCTTCTTCTCGTCCTCACCCAACAGAGCGTTGTGCTTACGCTTCCACTCAGCGGCTTCGGAGTTGGCCTTGGAAACAGCGGCTTTCTGCTTTTCCAGCTCGGCGGCGTTGTCCTCGTACTCGAACGCTTCCAGAGCTTTCAGCTTATCTTCCGCAGACATTTCCGCATAGCCCGTGATTTTGCTGGTGTCGATCTTTGCCATAATGATTACCTCCTGCGTTTAACAAGGCTGTTCACTCAGCACTATTTTCTGTTTTTACGGGTTGTCTCCCGTTTGCGATTAAGGTCTTCCCTGACCATTCAACGCCTTACGGCGGTCAAATCATTGTCTTCGCCTTTCTCATATCTCCGAAAAGACTGAGCTTTCACGGACTGTCCGAAAACTCCGAGGGCATTGGAAGGAAAAATAAAAGGGCTACCAATACCTTTTCGGTATCAGTAGCCCCACGGCTGTCAGTCAAGCCCTTGCCTGACCCACTCAATATTTCTTTTTCCGGCGTATCTCAATAACCACGATGGAGCTGTCCTCCACCTTGACTTCCGCCTGATTGTGATGCTTTAAGATTTCCTCAATCTTGCTGACCGCTTCCGGGGTCAGTTTCAGCTCCCTTGTTTCCACCATCAGGATTAACCTCCTTCTGCTTGGTTGCGAGTTCAGCGGCCTTTTTCTCCTGTTCCTCAGCGTAATCCATACTCATACGATACGCAAGCTGCGGGTCAGAGAACAAACCACAATGGGTAAAGGCCAGAACCGGGGCGATCTTCGGATTGGCAAGCATAGCAGTCAGCACATTTGCCTTTTCCGTAATATTCTCGTAATTTCTGCGTGTAAAGCGGATTTCCAGACCACTGAGTTTCAGCGTCAGGTCGCTCAGGTCACGGCAGATACGCAGAACCAGCTTCAAGAAATCCTTCTCGGACTGCTTGAACATCAGTTCGGAGTCCTTCGCTCTGGCTTCCGCCGCCGACCAACCATCACGCATGATGACCGCAGAGCCGGTATCGCTGGTGGAAGAACCACCGTTGCGGTTCGGCATACCGCAGATCGTCAGGACGGTGTTATACATACTGTCCACGAGGGTCTGTGTCTGTGTCTGGTTCATTTCCGAGGTCAGATACTCGATCTCAGCCTTGAACTGCGGGTCAATGTCCTTGTACTTGATCGCACCCTCGTCACGAAGCTGGCGGAAATCCTCGGTGTTAATATCAACATTGTGGAACAGCATGAGCGCCTGTACGAACTGCTCCACACCGTCAAGGCGGTTGCTCTCCACGGTGTTAATAGCGTCCAGCAGAGGGAGGACGATCTCAAAGGCTCCCAGTCGAGCCTTATTCGCCGGGTACTCGATGATGGGAATACCCAAAATCTGAGGTTCGCTCCGAATGATCGCCCAAGTGTTTTCCACCTCGTAGTAATGGTCACGGGTGTAGCAACTGAAAATCAGATTGCCGTTCTCGTCCTTCACATACTTCACGCCCATCATGGCGGGGTTGCCGAGGGCGGTGGAGTAGACCACAAAAGCGAAGCGGGGGTCAAGGGTGAAAATCTCGAAGGGGGCTTCATCTTCCTCCACATCGGCTTCCCCATCAGGAAGCACCATGCGATAGGAAGTGCCGCCAATGTGCGACCAGTCCGCCAGTTCCTTGTCCTTGGCAGGCTTATCCTCACTGAGAACATAATCGTTCAAGCGGCTGACCTCAGCGGAAATGCTCTCGTCATCGCTTCGGCTCACATACTGAACGGGTTCGCCCATCAGATAGCCGACCTTGAAGGACACGATCTCATTGGCTCGATTCTCAACGACCTTGTTGCAGATTTCAGGCCGTACTTCCTTTTCTCGGTAAAGCACGGGCTGATCTCCACGATAGTACCGATAGAGATAGTCAATGTCGGCGCTGTTTTGCAGATGGACGAACAAAGCCTTTTGCAGAACATCAATGATGTTCCCGGCATTGATTTCGGCAACATCGGTATAGATCACACGGCGACCAAACAACGCTCTCGCACCCACTTACAGCACCTCCTTCCCTCTACCTATTATCTCTCTTATCATTGTACCAAACTCTCCAATGGTTGTCAATACTAACCTTTCATCATACCATTCGCCACAGCATTTGTCAAAACCAACCTTTCAGTAGGGACGCTTGAAGACCTCCACCTTGCCCCCGGACAGCATACGGATTTCGTTCTCCAATAGGGAGAGGGAGTCAGGAGCGTCATCGTGTGGAACCTTGCCGGAGCGGGTGTAGGTGGTCACTTCCTTCATGAAGTTCCAATACTGACTGCCCCGCTTGTAGGTGGAGGGGTGCTTAAAGTAGAAGTTCTTCTTGATGTTGTCGGAAGCGAACTCGATACGGGTCTGCTTGTTGGAGATCGTGCGCTTCGTGCGGATACCAACAGAGTACCCACGCTCACGAATGATCTGGTCAACATCTCTGGCATAATATTGACCGGCATTGTTGGACTCAAAGACGGCGGAAGCAACCTTGTTCTCGATCAGGCACTTGGCACATTCCGGCTTCGTCACCTCAGCGGGAGAGTCATCAAAGACCACATCAACGATATACACAGCATTGCCGTATATCATCGCCACCGGCATGGAAGTCGAGTCCGAGCCGCTTTCTGCCGTATCGCCAACGGCGATGATGGTATCCGGGTCACGGTCTTTCGGCAGCTCAAAGAAGTAGTTCAGCTCGTCCTTGTTGAACAGCAGACCCTTCGCTTCAAAAGGCTGCTGCTGGAACTCACTCTCAAACTGCTCTGCGCTCAGAAGTTCCCGCTGCTCCCGGAAATAAGCCGTGGTGAAAACCTTCTTGCCCTCCCGTTCATACTCATAATTACTCTCGTCCGTCACAAGATCGAGGGCGGGTATCTCAATCGCTCTCCAAGCCCAGCCCTCCCGCTGTGCGTGTTCCTGCACACGACCGATGGGGTCATACAGAGAATAGCGAGTGCCGGTGAAAACCATCGGCGTACCTTCAATGGCACGACCCATAATATCGCCGGAGATCACTTCCCACTTGTCATCAAGCCGCTGGCGGTTCTTCGCTTCCTCACGACCTTCCACGCAGTCATCGAGGTAGAGGACATTGGTGGCTTCGGACAAGCCCACCTGTCGAGCGTCAATGGAACGACACATGATGGTGGGGAAACGGGACTTGCTTTTCAGATTTATCGTTTTTGAGTCAGCGTTGGTCTGTATCAGCCGTGCGTCCGGGAATACATCGTAAAACAGATACTCGTTAGGGACTATCAGATATTCCAGACAACCATTGTAGAAGCTCTTTACAAGGTCATCGCCTGTCCCTTCCATCAGGGTCGAGCGGTCAGGGAACTTCCCGGAGAGCATATTCACAAAATTGATACCCGTTTGAGACTTTCCCGCTCGCTTTGGCATGGAGATCGTCAAAAGGCGCAGCTTCCCGTCCAAAACATCTTGGAACCCCTGCACCATCGGTCTGAGATAATGCTTCCGAGGAGCATAGAACCGCTTTTCCGGCTTGCGGTCGAGTTCGATATAAGTCATGAAGGAGTCAAAATCATGGGGCGCTTCAAAGAGAAGACACCGCCGCCACTGTTCATAAAACTTCGCCCCGCCGCCACGGACTACCTGATCTGCGGAGAGTGTCAGCAGCTCCTTATTCGCCTTATGAGCTGCCGAGAAATCCTCGGTTTCCCACTCCCTGCACAGAGAAAAGAGGTCACTGTACGCTCCGCTGTCTCCCGGTCGCCGGTCGATCACGGCTCGAATAGAGCCGGAGAGTTTTTCATAATTCATGTGCATTTCCTTTCCAGATAAAAAGAGGGACTACCTCTTTCGAGATAGCCCCTCGGCTGTCCTTCCGTCTTTACGGAAGTCTTATCTTGATTTTGCCATCAGCTCGGCAAATTCCCTACTGTTTTTCTTGACCGTTCTCTCAATCAACCTTCCGTTGCTGTAAAGCACCCTGAAAAGAACGGTAGCAGAAAAGATGTTTCGGGATTGGCTCGTGGCCTTTTTGATGCCGCTAAAACCTCCTACCACGGCACCGGCGCTGCCAAACATCAGACCGCCAACCGCCGCTCTACCGATAGATACATTTTTGCCCCGGCTAATTGACTCCTGCCCCATGCCATCATCACAAGGCTCAGCGGCAACCGGAACAGGCTTTCCAACTTGCAAGGGGAAGGTGGGATATTCTTTTCGGAAATCCTCAATGAGATCACTCCATTCTTTGTCCGGCAAATCCCAAACGCTTTCTGGTTTATTTCCATTCATCGCCACCAAAGCGCCCGTAAGTGTTGCGTTATCCGAGCTGACCATGATTTCAGTTCCGTCTTCCAGCTCCCTCAAATAAAACACAAACGGGAGAGAACCTTTCCCCATGCGGAACCTTGTTCGAACCTCAATGCTCTCATTCGGACAGTCCTGTTTGATGGTGCAAGACCGTTCACAGACTGTCTTGATAAGCTGATAGCTTTCGCTGGTAGTCATGGGTAATGAAAACTGATAGTACGCCATTATCAACCAACCTTTCTCGACCGGTCATACCATGTAGACCGACTAATGCCGAGTTCCCGGCAGCAGTCCGCTACGGTGATAAGACCGTCTTTTTGTTTTTGAGCGAGTTTTTCAAACTGCTCGTCATCAATCTCGGAAGCGGGTCTGCCGAACCCTCTGCCGGTCTTCACCGACACCCGCTTGCCATCGACAACCGGCATAGCGGCGATCCCCTCAGCCTGCCGCTGCTTGGTCTTCTTACGCTCCTGCTCGGCAACAGCGCCAAGGACTTCAATCAGAATGTTGTTGACCATTTCCAGCACCCATGTCTGGTCTTTGAAGTCAATCAGCGTGGTCGGAATGTCGAGGATACGGACGATCACGCCCTTCTGCTTGAACCATTCCAGTTCTCGCTTCATTTCGTCCTTATTGCGCCCAAAGCGGTCGAACTCCTTAACGATGACTTCATCACCTTCCTGCACAATGGCTTTCAGAGCATTGTACTGAGGACGGTCAAAGCTGCTTCCCGTGATCTTGTCGCAGTACACATTCTCGTCAGGAATATCGAACTTCTCACGAGCGACCTTGAGCTGCCGAGCAAGGTTCTGTTCCTTGCTGGACACACGACCAAGGAAGTATTTCATTGAACGCTCACCGCTTCCCACGACATTTTCTCCATGTTGTTAAGGTATCGAATGAAGTCATCGCCAAACTCATGACTTCCTGCAATCGCAAGATAAATGAGAAGTTTCAGGGATACGCTGTCATCTTGCCGATCGGGGTAAATGGTCAGATTTTCGTTTTTGAAGTGAACAATGCAGTTATTGTCCCCACACATTTTCAGGAAGGGATAGCACTCTCCCGCTCCGCCCTTGAACATGAAGATGGACGGAATGACCACGGTGCTGTCTTTCTTGATGACCTCGCCGTGAGGAACGAGCTTGTATGCGTCATTCAACTTCAAAACCTCCTTCCGGCAGACGGGTATTGGCAGGAACAACGATGACCTTGTAATCCATCGCTCTGAGCATAGTGGTCAGCAGGGACACGGGAATGTCCTTGACGTTTTTGTTGTTCAGACGTTCCCAAATGGTAGCGTTAGATACATTGAGTCTTTTTGCGAGTTCAGCGTTGGAAAGAGATTTGGAAGCCATGATCTCTTTCAGAATTTCTCGACCTCTCATGTTTATCACCTCGGCTTTATTATACATATCAAGTGTTTTATTGTCAAGCGTTTTCTTGAAATTGACCTTTTTATTTTTTGCGGGTATTTTTCAGCTCACCCCGCCCTCGCTGCCGCTGACATATCCCCCGCCCCCGTCACCCATTCACGCCGCCCCGATCAGGCCGGAAAGCGCAAAAAATAACCGCCCCGGAATAGCACCGGGGCGGCGTTCAATTATTCAATTTCAATATTTCAATCAGGATTTGAACCGGCAGCAAAAGCAACAAAAGAATTAAATACACGCTTTCACCGCCTTTCAACCCACGCACACCCAAACAAAAGCAGGATTGTATTTCCGGCCTTTATAGGGTTTTACCGTGTCGGGGGATACAAGATAGCAGCTTGCGCCGCCGTGCTTTTTCCTTGCGTATATCATACTTTACACCCCCGTTAAAATACCGTATCAACAACAGTTAGAATTGTTATCCACAGATTGATATACTGTGTGCTATACCCGGAATAATCGCCCCTGTCAAATTCTGTTTTACCCGTGATAACATAACCAACTTGTTTTACACTTCCGTCTGACAAATCAACGAACATTTCCGACTTGTTTTTAATGGCATTTTTGGAAATGTTGATATAATGCTTTTCTTCCACCTGTTCCCGGTAAATTTCAAGCGCATTTTCCACGCTATCTGCATTTATACGCATATCGGAAATAATATCGTCGTCAATCCACCATTTTTTATTATTGTATTCTTTCATCGTTGCCGTTGTCTTAAAAATGTAATTCATAATTAAACCCCCGTTCTAATACATTCATCAAGCGGGATTTTGTACCCGTGTACCCGGAAAAATGCGCTATCTTTCCCGTTTGCGGGGTAGTGGATTTTGCAACGGTGGAAACGCCGCGCGGCTTTCCCGCCATACCAACAACCCGAAACGCAATAAACAAAATCGTTTATACCGTATTCAATGCCCTTTATTTCAAGCCCATTCAAGCCGCTATAATATGCAACGCTTTCCCGGCTTTCGCAATACTCCCGTTTATTCATGGCGTGTTACCTCCTCAATAAATGCCCTTGCAAGCTGTTTAAGCTGTTCCCGCTGTTCCTCCCATGCAAGCGAATAATTATAGCGGATTTTTTCCGCGTCCGTTTCGTATCGTTCCCGCAATTCATAGGACGGGCGAATATTTCCGAACGGGGCGTAACCTGTTACAATAGCAACCCCGCCGCCCATATCGTAAATATCAGCCGCCCACCCCTCCCGGCGTTCGGTGTATGCAACCGGGCTTGCATAATTCAAAAGGTTTTGTAAACCGCAATAGGAAACACAAATAATTGTGTTGTAATTCTCCTTGATTGCCTTTTGTGTTGTCTTGAATTTCATTTAATACACCCCTTTCAATAATTCATGTTATTAGCTGCACGGCGGTTATACATAGCTTTTAAACTTTCGGCGGGGGTCATATCCGCCGCTTTCGACTTTTCCGTTTCTACCGGCTGCGTATCCCACCACGCTTTCCCGCCGCCGTTCATATCATAGAATGAAAGAAAGCTATTTACGTGGCGCATTGTAGTAGCGGAATAGCCGCCCCACATACGAACGAACCGCCCCGCCGCCGTGATACGACAAACAAAAGTATTATAGGACTGCAAAACTTTTTCGCCGTTGTCCGTTTCAATGATTTTTGCCTTTCCGTAAAAACTTTTTGCCCGATCAGAACCGCAAACAGGTAAATCAAAAATCTTTTTCATAATGTAGACCCCTTTCAAACTCAAATTTGATTATCAAGCGTTTTATTGATGATTTGAGTATATCAAGTGTTTTATTGATTGTCAAGTGTTTTATTGATATTTTATCAAGTTTTTTATTGACGCTTGCAACCGTCTGAAAAACTACACTTTTTCACACGATACATTATAAAGGACAAAACACAGATCCCAATCAGGCCGGAACCCCGGCAGCGCCCACGCCGCCCCGCTAGAACCCGCCGCCGATCAGATGGGAAAGAAAAAGCCGCCGACCCCGTGGTGAGATCGGCAGCTCTGTCAAAATCGCAGACCCTCGCCGGAAAGTCGCAAAGTCGTTCGGGCGAAAGTCGCAAAGTCGTTCGGCATAGTCGTAAGCCATAGTCGTAAAAGTCGGGAAAGTCGCTCAGTCCTCCGGGTCATAGTCGCTGGACGCACCCACCACATCTTCAAGATACTTCTTCTCCAAGTCCTCGGCGGGAACCTGATTTCCGAGCTGCTGGTTGGGTGTCAACACGACCTCCTGCTTGTCCGCATAGCCCATGTTGTTCTTCATCAGGAAGATACCGGCGACCGGATTGATCTTTCCGTTCTGCATATAACTTTCCATCTGAGCGTTCAAAAGTTGATACGCCTTTTTAATTAAGTTACGGCTTTCGGCGGGTAGTGTCTTACTATCCACTCCATTTGCCCATGCCCATATCGTCTTTCTATCAACTCCAAAAGCCAATGCCATACCAGCAACAGAGGGTTTCATATCGTCCTGAGCGCACAGAGCAAAGTACATTCCCATACGCTCTTTGACCTGTTCAGGCTCTCTCACATTCACATCAGGCCAGTCCAGCATAACCATCGAATGTTCCAGATATTTTCTATTGTCACCCGGCTCTGTATGGACGCTCATGGCTTCCTTACGATCAGGCCGAGTTCGCTTTTTCACAATTTCATCTGCCATAGTCGTTTTCTCCTTTCAAAGTCGCCAAGGTGATAAAGGTGAGTAATCGGGTGCATTTCCCTATAACTATTTCTATATACGCGCATATAAGAGAGAGTTATAGGCATTTATGCCCGATTACTCACCTAACTCACCTAAAATACGAAAAACAATTTTTCAAAACACGCCAATTTGAAAAAAGTCTTTGCAAAAACACTCACCTTTGTCACCTTTATCACCTTGACTCATTTTCGCCACGCACTATCAAAACGGCGTGACTGCAAAAGTCGGTGAGCTGTACTCTCTCACGAATGACCTTCCTCATGCACAGGTGGCGACCATTGGGAGAGCGTTCGATCAAACAAAATTGGCAGTCCTTACAATGAACGACCGGCTCCCAGCCTTTCAGATTTTCCGCCTGTTGTGCAACGGCTTCTTCCGCAACCTCTCGGTTGTGTTCAGCACATCGTAGCTGCTCAATCAGTTCTGCCTTGGTCATTCTCATGAGGGTCGAGTCGCTATACTTCTTCACTTTCCAACACCTCCTGCGCCATCTTCACCAGCTCGACCAAATCATAGAACCGCCGAGGGTCTAACCCGGTCTGCTGCTTCACCTTGTTCAAGTGATAGAGAACGGTATTTCTGTGTGCGAAAATAGCACGAGCAACATCGGTGACATTCATGTTGTGGTTTGCCATCGCTATGACAATGTGAGCGTCTTCCTTATCCATGGTCGATCTCCTTTCGCAGCTCGTCATAGAGTTCCGAAAAGCGGCGGTTCCAGTGGCGCAGTCGCCAGAGGAATAGACAGCCTACAACAATCCATTCAACAGCGGCGATAGTTGTCAGAATGTCACTCATGTCCTATGCTCCTTTCTCGCAAAGCGATTGAGCAACACACTTACGGTGAGCTGACCAATCCTGTTCACATAGGGGCAGTTGAAGCGATCAGGGTGGGGAACGCTGTTGCCAAGGTCGATGACCAGATCACGAGTGTTGTAGGAAATGTCCTTCGTGATAGTCGGCGTGGCATAGATCACCACATCACGGTTCATTGTGGCCTGCAAGAGACTCTTGGTTTTGGAGTGTGCCACCGTAACAGTTGCGTTACCGAGGGTGAGGTACTTTGCCAAGTTCTGAACGGCGTGACCCCGGCCTACAACGGTAATGTCCTTAGCGTGAACCAAGTCCAATGCCAGCAGGAGCGCCAAAGTTGCTTGAGACACCGATGACATTCCTTGTGAGTAGGAGTTGTCAATGTCAACCTCGGCGGCGAGCTTAATGTCAGACGGGACGGTTTCTCTGTCTACCACAACGGCCTTGTACGGAGGGCAAGGGTACTGAGTGAGATCACAGTCAATACCTAACAGGTCAGCCTTGCGCTTGACCACTTTCAGAAATACGCTCTCATAGGAACCCAGCAACAGCAGTTTGCCGGTAGGGTGAAAGCGGGTGGTTTCCTCGTCCAAGGTGGCAGAAAGCGTTTTGATTTGCTCCATTACATCATTCATAATGCTTCTCCTTTCTTTCAAAGTCATGGAGGGAAATCATCTTTTCACGGGTGAGTTTGTCAACCACTCGACCGATCTCAGAATAGCCGCAGACCGCCGCCAGCCGTTCAAGGTTGCCCTTGGTCTGTGCTGTGACCACGATGGAAATGCGGCGGAGATTCTTTTTCTCAGTCTTCATCGCTTTCCTCCGTGAACACGGTTCCCTCGAACCCTTCCGCTCTGCCGAGAAGTCTCCACAGACCTTCTTCCTGTTCGCCGCAACAGGGACAGGATTTTGCGGCGATTTTTCCGAGTTTCTGAGGAAAGTTCTCGTCTTCCTCGACATACAGAAGGTGTTCGCACTTACGACACATGAAGACGGTGAACATTTCGTTACCGCATACACACTTTTTACTCATATTTATCCTCCATTCGGTCGCAATCATCAGAGATTGCACAGTCTTCACAGCCCTTATAATAGAAGCAGTCCCGGCAACAGGAAATGACAGGCATACACCGCTCAGCGTATTCTTCACAGTTGGCAATAGGGCAAGTGCCATCAACGCAGGCAACGCCCACATAATCGGGGCAGTATTCAGGCTTCATCATCGCTGTCCCCTTCCGTCAAAGCTCTTGCGAGATCGTCAATCATCTGGTGCATGACTCTATCGCCAACATCATCTTCGTTCTGACACCAGAAGGAGAATTTCAGGTGTAGCAGCTCATGTACCAGCGTCTTTTCAAAATCGAACGGCACAATGCGGTCGCCGTAGCAGGCAGGGTTGATGATCTCAATACGAGCGGTCTTAATTGCTTCTGACCACTCGGTACAGCCTGTGGTATTACGCACCATCATTTCTTCGGGGTGAAGGTGGGTCAATAGCTTTATCCGCCACTCCTGCAAGCAGAGTTTTCGCTTCCACTTTTCCAGCAGGGCGAGTTCTTCATTGGTGGCAATCATACTGTCACTTCCTGTTCACGAGGGAGTTTTACGGTGTTACCATCTTTCAGATCGTCAGTGCTGAGTTGATAGGACACCAACTGCATACCGTGAGCCGTGACCTCTACACCATTGAAGAACCCCGCAATAATGCCATCGGGAATATCAAGAGTAATTTTCATCACGGACGCTCCTTTACAATGCGGATTTTTCTCAGGCGTTTGCCGCACCGCTTACAGATTTCATAATTGCTCTGCCAGCGGTGAGAACCATTACGGCACTTGACCTGAATATGAACATACGGGTCTGCTGTGTGGATACCGAAGCGGCATAGGATAGAATTGCATGAACGGTTCATTAGGACGCTCCTTTCAGTCTGAGGTTCTTGTAGACGGGGTAGCCCTGATACACGACCTTGCCGCCGTGCCACTCAGGGTGCGTTTCCATGTCGGCGTTGAACCGTTTGGCGGAACAGGCAAAGTACCCGTTGGACTTACACCAAATTTTGTATGCGTCAAACAGGGACTTCGAGCGGGTGTTGACCCCTTCTGTCTGCTCACAGCGTTCTTCGAGGAATTGCAGGCACAAGTCATTGTCACGCTCGTACTGGTTGACCACCTTCCGCATGGTGGGAGACATTTTCAGGCCGAACCGCTTATACTTGAAGTACCCAGTGACCAGCCAAGCGAAAATGCCCTGCATAGCTTCCTGTGTCTGGAACTCGTTTTTCAGGTTCTTGTCCTGCTCCGCTTCGGTGAAGTGGCGGTTGAACTCGATCACTCGCACACGGTCGGAAGCGAACAGGGACTTATCGCTGACAGTGGGAAGATCGTTGCAGGAGAGCCAAAGGGTGAACTGCGGCAGGAAGGTCGTGGCAGTCTCATAGAGGTTCCGGGCTTTGATTTCCTCGCCGCCTGTGAGCTGCTTGATCGTTTCCTCGTCCAGCTTGCCGTACTGGTTGCTCTCTGCCATCGTGACGAACCGCTTGCCTTTCAGAGAAGCCAGCATGGGGTTCGCTGCTTCGGCGTTCTTTGACCGCTCTGCCTTACAGATGATTGACACGGGAGACACGGAAGCATAATCACCGAGAAGGTGGTGAATTGCCGAGAGCATGGTAGACTTGCCGTTGCGGGTGGTCTTGCCGTGGAGAATGAACATACATTCTTCGTTCGCCATACCCAGCATGGAGTACCCCAGCGCCTTTTGAAGATAGTCAGCCTTGTCTTCGTCATTACAAGTGACCTCTGCAACGAACTTCTCCCAGCGGCGACACCGTGCGTCCTGCAAGGTGTAGTTGAAGTTGGTCTGCATGGTCAGGAAGTCTTTCCAGTCGTGTTCCCGGAACTCCATCTTTTCGAGGTCGAAAGTGCCGTTCTTGCAGTTGATAAGGTAGGGATTTGCGTCAAACTCCGCCGAAGCGATAGGAAGCACACTGGCAGCGTCCTTCATCAGCCGGTCACGGAAGCGCCGGTCGCCCATTTTCACGATGAACTTCATGTACTCGGAACGCCGTTCTTCATTGGCGATCTCGCCGCAGTAGAGAGCCATCAAGCGGCAGAACTCTTTGATCTTTTCAGCCACCAGCAGAGAACCCGTATCCTTGCGCCATGCCCCCTCGGAGTAGGTGAACCAGCTTTTCGCTTCGGGGCAGTAGCGGGTATCATTCTTGTAGCACTCGGAGAACAACTCCGCCATGCCGGACTCGTCCCACGAATATCCCGTGCCGCTGATCGGGTGGCTATGCTCAGGCTGTGCTTCTTTAATCTGAAACATCACACGGGACTGAGCTTCGTCCATGATGTAACGACCGTTAGAGAGCTGGAAAAGAGCTTGTTCTTCGGAAGCTGTCATAACTTCATCACTCATGGATTTCACCTTTCTTGTCTTTTCTGTTTGGATTAAAGTTGGAAAGTGCGCTTTTACAAGCTCGGACACCCATCTTATAACCATCTTGTTCACTACCGCTTATACGCTTGCGATATATCCGCTCTTTATCAAGTAGGGCAGATAGCGCCATCTGCAAACTGTCATATTCGAGTTTTGTCATTATTTACACCTCCCCATAGAAGAAAGCGTTCTTCAAAGCGGTGTCCACATGACGCATGATCTCAGGCGGCAGAGTGCAGATGTACTCCCAATCATCGGACACATCTACGACACGCACCTGTTCACACTCAACCATGCTCGGCTGTAAAGAACCCCAAGTGACAGCCACATGGGTCGGCAATTCCAGCCGCTTGATTTTAGTGGTCAGGGGAACGACAATGCTGGTGGAAGAAAACTGATTGCCGACATTGTTTTGCACAACCACCCACGGACGCTTACCGGCCTGAATATGACTGTTGGCAAGCATGGGAACATCAATGACAACAACATCGCCACGCTGATAAGGTTTCATAATTACCTCCTGTATCTGGTTACGCTGTTAACAATCAACTCGACCTCAGACTGAGGGAGCGGCGGCTTGCAAGCCTGTTGATTGGCGTACAACAGCTCTTTGTAAATCTCTGCTTTGGTGTATCCTTGGTTATGGAGCTGACCCGCCAGAGAAGTCAGGCTGAGGTTCCGGCTTCCAGGTGTGATAGGCGGGTATTCAGGCTTCAAATGCAGCTTGCCGTTTTCAGGGCGGCGGTAGATGGGAGAATAGATACGCTGAGGGGCAACCGTACCTGAACTGCTTTCTTTCGGTGTGTCGGGAAAATACTTCTCGATCACATAGTCAATCGCTGACTGGTTTTCAACGATCTTGGAGAAGATCAAAACCTCGCCGGTCATGATGAAGTACCGATTGCTCTTGTAAATCTCCACGGCGGCACGGTTGTTCTTACCCTTGAAGGGCAGCTCTCCACG